TTACAATAGTAAAAGATTGAACACTTCCGCTACTAATAGTTGCATCTACTACCATACCGGTACCACTTCCTCCGGTTGTATTGTAATTTCTTCTACCATCAGGAAAAAACCCACTTCCCGGATTTGTTAATGTAAAACCTGGCGACGTTGCAGAATCCTCTATAACATCAAAGCCGTATTTACCATATTCAAAACCTGAATTATAAAAGGCGTTTTTAGTTTTTAAATAACTTCCAATAATATGAACTTCAGATGCCGGTTGTAAAAAATCTCTTGTTAATGTGTTTCCGGTTTCCTTTAATTCTGTTTTATTACTATAAAGAACTTGTTTTCTTTCTGTTCCAATAGCAGCACCTAAATAATCATATTTTCTAAAGTCAATATATTCTTCGTACGTGCTTTTTAACTGAGTAGTTATTTTTTCTCTTATTGCAGTTGCACTTGTTCCGGATTGAACTTTATTGTAAATCATATCTTTGACGTAATAGTCAAAAATATTTGTTACCTCTACGATATACCACTTATTGTAAGATTGGTATATTCTTAAATTAAATTGCTTTAGTAAAAGTTCAAGTTGTTGCTTTGCGTTAAGTAAGCCGTATTCTCCGGTTAATTCATCAAAACCAACATCTAAAGTTGTTATTTCCTCAAAATCGCTAGTTGTTACCGGGCTAAATGTTCTGTATTTTATATCAGATGCTATGTAAATATCTAAATCTAAATCTAAATTTTGCAGTATTTCAGAAATACGTTGAAGATTTGTTTTATTTACTGGCACATTATTGTTATTGTACCCAATTACGCTATTAAAATTGTTTAGTGTACCTAAGCCATCAAAAGCGTTAAAACTAACCGCAAATGGCTTTGTAGTCATTTTTTCTTTATATCTATCTACAACTAAAAAACCTGACCAATATTCTTTCCAATTTGGAATGTCATTTATTGTTATTTTGTTGTAAAGGCATTGTATAGATTCAAAAGAGCCGCCATCATCTAAAACCTTTCTCCTAAAACTTGTTGAGGTTGTTAAATTTGCATCAATAGAACTATCAACGCACTCAATAGATTCTGTACTTCCACCATCATCTGCAACCCTATTTACATATGACCCGGTTTGCGTTTGGTTGTAGTAAACAACTACTTTATATTCACGTTCATCAAATTTATAAAAATCATCATAGGAAACGTCATCGGTAACAAATAAATTTAATTGACATTTTGAGCCTATAATTGGGCTATAAAAATCGTTTGGCGATTGCCAAGATATTGAAACCGGATTTGCTCCTCCAATCATTGGAAGTATATCGCCGGTATAATCTTTTTTTAATATTTCTATTTTTTTTCCAAATCCTAAAACATCGGAAAATTCTAATCTGTATTTTACGCCGTATGCCATTATTTTATTTTAGTAAACCCTTCCCGCAGTTTCGTTTGCTCTTTCTATTGCAATCAATAAATCTTGTCCATCAACTCTAACCTCTCCCGTTACGTTTATATTTCCGCTATTACTAGACTTTCCAATAATAGATTGTAATTTATTTAGTGGCGCTATAACTTCCGGATTTTGTCTTGCTCCTGGATATTCGCCAACTAATCCCATTGTTGGGCCGCTTATAATTCCTCCATTTGCAAAGGCAGTAAATCCACCTCCTGAATTACCTCCGGTATAACCCCCGACAGATGATCCCATTGCTCTACGACCTCCGCCACCGCCTCCGCCTTGAACTATTCCGGCAGTATTTTTAATCATAGTACCAACTGCAACTAAGGCAATACCCGCTGCGATTGCCGTAAAAGGATTTTTAAAAGATAATTTTATAGCTTTCATTGCAATACCTATCTGTATTGCGGCTTTTCCTAATTGTATGGCAATGCTTCCAATAGTTCCAAGTAATAAACCACCTAAAGCATTAACTAAATTACCTCCGGTTGAAATTGCATTTCCTAGAGCCGCTCCAATACCTTGTGCTAAATTGTTTAATCCTCCGGTCATAATTTGACCCATTCTTTGATTAAAGGCTTCCGCTTTTTGTAAAGAATCCAATTTTTCTTGCGCAAAAACGGCTTGTTGCTCTGCAAATGCTTTTGGCATTCTTGCAGTATCAGCCTCAATCATATTGCTAATTGGAGTTTGTATTCCCGCACCGCTAATTCCTGACATTGCAGAGGTTGCCATTGTTCTTGTTGCAGCACCTCCACCACCAACATCTGTTGCAGTATCAGTTCCGCCACCACTAACCGCCATTTCAACCGGAACAACAATTTTTGCGATTGTTTTTTGTTTTAATGATTCATTGAAATTATCGACAACAGAACTACCTAAAATTGAGGCGTCTGTTTTAATTGCATCAAACGCAGCAGTAACATTATTTTTTAACCCATCTGCTAAGTCTATAAAACCTTGTACAATTTTATCTTTATCAAAGGTAAAAACGCCCATAATAATATCGCCAATGCCCTTAAATAGTGTTATAAAATTATTTGCAAAGGTTTTAATTATTGTAGAGAAAGTAGAAAAAACAAACTTTCCAACGGCTAACATATTTTTAAAATTTGCTATTAAAGAGTTTACCGCTAACTGAATAGGCAATGAATTATTGTATAAGTCAATAAAATAGTTTCCTATTTTTACTAAAGCGGATTTTATCCCCGCCCAATTTTTATAAATAACAACTGAAATTGCAGTTAATCCGGCAATAACTAAACCAATCGGGCCCATCATAACAGTTAAAGCCGTTCCGATAGCCGGTGCCAAAGTAACTAATGTTCCTAAAATATAAAGTACCGGGCCTAAAGCCGCAGCGATACCCGCAAATACTACTATTAGTTTTTTTGTTGTTGGACTTAATTCTGAAAATTTTTGCAGTAAGCCGTTTGCAAATGATACTAATTTAGTAAATACTGGCAATATAACTTGACCAAACTTCGCAGATAATTCTTTTAAAGATTCTTGAAATATTCTCATTTGGTTTGCAGCACCTCCGCTTGTTCTACTAAAATCGCCCTGAGCATTTGAGGTTGCCTCCATTATAAACTTATAACGCAACGCAATTTTTTGCGCTTGTGTCATTGTTTTTATATTAGCGTTCATACCATTTCTTAAAGCAAAACTTTTTAAGTTTGCCTCAGTCATAACAATACCTAATAACTTTAAAGATTCAGTATTTCCGGTAAAAACTCCCGACAATGCGGTTGTCGCTTGGTCAATTCCTATATTTTTGAATGATGCTAAATCTCCGGCTAAACCAACCAAAGACGTACTCATATCAGATGCAGCACTTTGATTTAATCCCATTGAGGTAGCCATATCGCCGAACAAGGCGGCCATATCTAAAGCGCTACCCTCCGCAATACCGAATTGCTTTAAAGTAGTTTTTGCAAAGTCTTTAACCTCTTTTTTAGATTTACCAAAGGCAACATCTACTTTGTTCATTGATTCTTGAAAATCACTTGCAAATTTAACTGCTGCGCCACCGGCAACGGCTAAAGGTAGAGTTAAACTTAATGAAAGTTTTTTACCGGTGCTTTTCATAGCCTTTCCAAAAACAGAGGCTTTTCTTTCTACTTCTGAAAAAGCATCTACTAACTTTTTAGCATCACCGACAATTTTAACTCTTAATGTTTGATCTGACATAAATATTTAATATAAAACAAAAATACAAAAAAAAAGACGCTTTTATTTTAACGTCTTTTTATTGGTCATTGATTGATATTTTACCATAAAAGCATCCATTTGCTTTTTTGTAGATTTAGGCTCTGACCTTTTCTTTTTTCTTGCAATATCGCTTGGTAATTGAAATAAATCTTCAGGCTTTAACATCTGAGATTTTTTCTCACATTGCACATTATGAATCATTACTGCAATGTAACGAGTTTGCTCCCAATTTAAATTAATATTATTATGATAGTGTTGGGCGATTAAAGCATTTTCCCTCCAAGTTTGCCGCCAAAAATCGTCAGGCTTAATTCCAACTAATCCAATATAATGGTCAGTTAGGCTTTCAAAATTTACTTCTTCTTTGACGGCTGACGCTTTCCCTTAGTTTCAGTTTCGCCATTTAAACTATTACCTAAAATTTTAGATTGTAGCATTACCTCAACAATCTCATTAATTTTTTCGGCGTCTAATTCATCCAACCAAGCGCCAACAGTAAATAAATTATAATCTATTTCGTTTCCATTTTCTTGGTCGTTTGCTAAGATTGCAGAATAAACTAAGGCTCTCAATCCTTTAATTGATATTCCGTTTTGAAATGCTCCGCCAATGTCTTGTAGTGAAATTCCTAATTGCTCGGTAAATTCCGACCAAAAATTCATTGAAAAATGTAGAGTTCTGTTTTTGTTACCGACTTTGATGTCAATGTAACCTCTTTTTTTGTTTGTCATTTTTTAAGGTTTAAAATTAATGTAAAAAAAGCCGTCGCCAAATATTGACGGCGGCCTATATAATAAAAACTAATTATTATTAGTTAGTTGATTTTGTGATTGCTCCGGTAATGGTTAAAGATCCGCTATAAGTCACGGCAGCTTCCATTTCAGCAGACATTTCAACACTTGATAAAAATGCTTCAGCAGTATAAACTGCGTCTCCAGTTTCAGCAGTTCCAAATACGCAAGTTAATTGAGTTCTAGCTAAAAGAAAATCAGCCATCTCAATAGCATTTGACGCATCGTCATATACTACTAATCCCTCGAAAGAAATCTCTCCTCCTTTTACGCCTCCGATATACTCAGAAAATCCGTTTGAATCTTTAGTTGTAGCTTCCGGCGTGTCCATTGATAAAGACATTGAACAACTTGTAGTATGTCCAACTGTAGCACCTTCTACTGTTAAAATTAAGTTAGTTCCGTTAAATACTCCGGTTGTAGCCATTTATGTAATTTTTAATATTATTATATTTTGTGTAAATATACGAAAATATTTATTTATCAAAATAGTTCAATTTATAGATACTATTATTTTATTTTTTTATTATTTCGTTTATTCTTTTAATGTCTTTTCTTAATCTTTCCCTTTCGAGTTTCCATTGTAGTATTTCACTTTCTAAAACTCTAATATCAGGAAAAACATATACGTTTTGATTGTGCCTAATTCCTTTTATATCTCCTTCTACTTCTTTTATTCTGTTTTCGAGTTGTAAGTACATATAAACGGCAGTACCTACTCCCAAAACAATTTGGATAAGCCATTTGATGTTGATTGATAAATTACTATTGTCGTTTAACTTTGTCATTTATCTTGCCTTTTATAAAGTAGAATATCTCTTTGCCTAAAAGACCAAAGAAACCTCCGACAAGTCCAACCAAAGCCGCTTGATATAATCCCATTAAAGAAACTGAAGAAACAGTAGTAAATAACCAACCACCAAAAAAAGATATTTTGCTATCCAAATCCAAGATATTAAATTTTGTGTGAATCGTAATCTAAACCATAAAAAGAATGTACGCCGTTACCTTCGATATCAACTGCATAATCTTTCCAACCTTCAGGATGATCAACTGATGTTACCGCCGGAGTTACTATCATACCTTCTTCATCTAAAACTGCTTCTTGTTCTATTGTAGTAATATCTGCATCATCCCAACAAACGTCAATATGCCAACCTTCTGATAATACTGGAGCAGTTATTTCTTCTCCTTCTTCGTCATATTCCCCTTGTTCAAGAACAATATTTCCTAGTTGTACAATAGTACTTTTGTGAGTTGGATATTCGTTTCCATCTTCATCAGTTGCAGTTCCAAGAGCATCAATTTTACTTTGTGCTTGTTCTCTTGAATCAAATTCGTATTTTGCTATTCTCATTACTTATTTATTTTAACTTTTGGTTATAACTATTAGTTATTATATTATCTGTATAGTTTTTTTAATTTTCTTATCTTATTTCTTTCCTTATGTAAAGATTTACTCTTGTTTTTATCATAGGTGTAATTGTTACACTTGTGTTAATGCGATTAGTTCTTGGTCTGTTAATACGGTGTTGTAAAGTTTTACATCTTTTAATGTAGATGTTTGACTTCTTGCGCCAGTATAATTCTCTAAATTCATCTTATTTACAGACGGAACTACAACACTTGTATCAGTACCTCCATATTGAACTCCATTTATAAAAACTTTTGCCTCATTGGATTTATAAGTGATAGCAATTTTCATATTACTACTTACAGTTACGTTTGTGTTTATTAAAGAAGATATACTTCCAGACGCTTTTATTTGATTTCTTATATAACTATTACTATCAGCATAAAATAAAATCCTATTATTACTCGTTCCATCTGACAATTCAATAAAAACATCGTCAATTGCTTCAGAAGGTATGCTTCCTAATTCAGCATACAAAACCCCCTCTGTTTGTCCTATAACACCATCTGGTACAGTTTGACTACAACTATCTGCCAACCTCGTTACTGCACTTCCAGATGTAGGAATATACGATGTAGGGTAGCTTGAATTGGCTTCTATTTGACACCCATAAGCGTAAACTGATAAAGATGTGTTATTAAAAGATGGTAATCCAGAATTTGAACTTGTTTCAGATGCACCTAATGAAAACTGAATAGTTCCAGAATTAGTTCTTGTAATTACACAAGTTATTCTATACCATCCGTTTTTATAAGCAGTTATAGTTCCACTTGAATTATATTCATTTGTTATAACTCCATTATTTAAATCAGCAGTTACAACCCTCCATAAACTATCTCCAGCATCTCCAAAAACCACATACCTTGAACCTCCTTTTTTGACAAATGCACTTAATGTATATGTAGCACCACTTGTTGCAGATACACTTAAATTTCTAATTGCGTGTCTTGAAGAACCGCTTGTTGGTGTTATTAAATTTGCGTTTAAACTTCCATCTGGAGAAATTATAGAATTACTTGTAATCGTTACTGGGTATGCAACATTATCCCAACCACTTTGACTAAAATCGTTTGAATGTGTTATAGAATTACGCCTACTCGGCTCTAACAACAAAGCACCTTTAGTATTATCCTTAAAGTCAATTCTTGGTTGTCCACTACCTACCTCTTCAATTAAACCATCTTTATTTATAACAGTAGCCTTTGATGCTCTACTAAAATTAAATGGTAAAGGTTTGTAATTACTATTTTCATCATTATAGGCAAGGATAGTATCTTTCTTTCCATACCATTCTCCATTACCAAATTTTAATGTATTCATATTATAATTCGTTTAAGTTTAATTCTGTTACTAATTCGTTTAATGACCTATAACTTGTAAGATATTCTAATTCTTCGTCTGTCAAAATTTCATCGTAGTACGCAATTTCTTTTGTCTTACCATAGAAATTATCTCCAGAACCTTGACCATTAGTTAAATTTAATTCTGACAATGTCGATGTAGGATATGTATTACCAGATGAATCAGATAAAACATTAATTCCATTAATCCAAAGTTGAAAATCATTTTGTTTGTATTTAAAAGCAATTTTATTAAAACTAACAATATCACTAGTTATTACAGAATCATTAACTTGAGGTACACCTCCAACCGATAAATAATAGAATATTTTATTGCTACCATTACCATAATAAATAACTAATTGATTTGATGTTGTGCCATCACTTAAAGATATTTGTCTTAATGTCAAATCATCAGTATTC